ATTGTTTTATAGTTAGTTAGTGCCATTTATATAAATATTTTGTTATCTTATTCTTCCCGTGTTACCATCATTTATAGATGGAAGTCCATCCTGTGTATCAGTTCCACCTCCTTGTTCCCCTGTTTGACCACCAGTTCCAAAATTCGAAGTTGGAGTTGGTGTGGGTGTAGATGTTGGTGTAGGTGTTGGAGTTGGAGTTGAAAAATTATTAAATTTTTCACTTACTATTCCATATCCACTTACAAACTCAATACTATTTCTTTTTGCCTTTAATGTAATAATAGAAGTTACACTTTGTCTTCTTTGTTGATTACCACAATCTACATATTCAATTTCTACTGCACCACCAATTGCTTGTAAAGGAGTTACATTATATTCAATACAATCTACGGAAACATATGTTGCCGTTGGAGTTGGTGTTGCAACTGGAGTTTGAGTTGGTGTTCTTGTTGGAGTTGGAGTTGCTGTTCTCGTTGGGGTTGGGGTTGGGGTTCTCGTTGGAGTTGGGGTTGGAGTCTGTACAGGACTACCGCCACCTGTTCTTCTTGTCGGGGTTGGAGTTGGGGTTGGTCTAATTGCACCACCACCACCTCTTGTAGGCGTCGGGGTAGAAGACGGAGAACCTTGTGAAGATTCTAATTGTCTAATTCTTTCTAATAATTGTGTTATTTCCCTTCTTAATGATTCAATTTCACTTTTTAATTGGGAATTTTCCACATTTAACTGATTTATACCACTATTTAATTGCTCGTTTTGTGATTTTGATTCTGATAAAGAACCAGCTAAATTAATATTTTGTTGAGTAGCTGCTTGAAGTTGATTATTTAATTCTCGTATTTCTGCTCTTAAATCACTAATTGTTGATTCATTAGAAGAAATAGTTATCTGATTATTTTGAATATTTCCTTTTAATGCTTCTATTTGAGCATTCAATTCCGCAATTTTTATATTGAGGTTATTTATTTCTGATTGTAAATTATTTTTATCATTAATAGATTGTTGTAACTGTACTGTTAATGATTCAATTACAGCCTGTAAAGATGTTATTGTTTCTTGTTGTGAAAGAATTTGTGATTGTAAAGCTGTATTTTCACTTTGAAGTAAATTTACCTGTGATTCTAAATTTCTAACCTGAGTTTGCAAATTAGCAATTTGTTCTAACAAAAGATTATAATCATTACTTAATTGATCGTATAAACTTTTTAAAACAAATTGTTGCCTTGGCGGTGGCGGTGGTGGTGGTACTAATTCATCTATAACTGTATCAACAACCTTTGTAAGCTCACGTTCGTTATATTTTGGTTTTTCAATATAACCCGATGTTTCACCATCACGGTCACCTCTTGGAGAAGGTACAAAAAACGTGTGTCTCTTATCTTCATCAAGAGAAGTAATTGCAGTAGAACCACTTTTAAGTAATTCCTCGATTCTAAATTCTTTATCTAAACCCATTATTTTTCAACCAAGAAAGTTAAGTCTTTATCCGAGAAGTATTCTATAACTCCATCTCTTTCTACTTTAATTTCAATATAATATTCTCTATTTGTTTCCCAATTTGTAAGATTTAATTTAAAATAATTTCCATTAGAGTCACACGAAACTTTTGAGTAATCAGAAAATGGTATAAGAACTTCATCTGTTATTACATCTTTAATTTGGTAATAAGTTGTAGATGGTAAGTACTTTATATCGTTGTACGCAAATTGATTTTGGTATGTTTTAAGAGGATACAATTCTCTACCAAAAACATTTATAACAGGTTTTGAGTTAACTTTGTATTTTGTTTTAAGTCGTTTGAAAGTAACTTGAATATCATCTGCAGTTAATTCAGTAAGTGAGCCTGTACTAAATGATGAATCATCCCAACCAATTCTAATTTTTGGTTGGTATATTGTATTTGTTTCTTTTGAGAAAAACTTTAATTGACCGTAGTCATTTGTATCATTTTCAAAAGCAGATGAATGTCTTAAGATGAAACCCTCATTTGGAAGAGAACCACTTAACCATTCTTTCATCGGATTAAGAACATCCATAAAAATATCTACTGACTCATAAGAAAATGATTGTGTAGATTCTGAACCCGTATACCAAGTTCCACCTTTACCATCAAATGAACCAGTTACACCCGTATCATAACTACCAATCAACCAACTAACATTGGTTGAACGATTAGACCAGGTAACACCCTGTGATGATATTTCATCAAAACGAGTACCAATACCCATTTCCCAACTACCAGAAATTGGATTTGCGTAAATAGTATAATCAAGTGGAATTTCATCACTTTCTGCTTCTCTTAAAATAAGAGTTGCTTCAGACATCGTTACTTCGCCATTCGAAATAAGTGTAGAAAGAGTGTCGGTATCAAACTTAATTAGTGAATGAGCAACATCTTTTAAATTTCCATAATAAGTTTTAGAAATTTCAAGTATTTCATCTCTACCTGTATTCTGTGATGGTTGCTGTAAATAAATGGTTGCATCTTTTGATGAAGTAACAAAATAATACATTATACGACTCTCCCTACTATGTCTTTGTCGGGGTATTTAACTTCAAATACCGATGGATCTAATGATGGATATACAAGTTTGTTTCTTGTTGCTGCTAAAATATTATACGAATGTTCTGAATAAACTCCACTACATTTATTAACTATTTCACATTTTGGAACAGATTGAACTCCCTCAACACCTGCAATTAATAATTCAATTTCTGAAATATTAATTGTCATGTTAAACGTCCAATTATCAATATTAAAATATTCCTTTAGTTCATTAATACATCTTATAAGAACTTCTCTTTTATTATAACCACCATAAACTCTAATTTCGAAATCAACTCCAATATTAATAATAAAACCATCTAAAAGATTTACACCATCGGTAAGCATTCTAAATTCGTTGAGGTAGGTCTTTACATTTTCTTTAACAGCTCTGTTTAAAGTTGTAAGTTTTTTTTCACTATCATATCCGAGTAAATAAAGATTTATTGCAAAAGGATTATTTTTTTCATCTATGTTTTGTTTTTTACCAATTAAAAATTTTCTAATTTGGTCTTTAATTTCTTGCTCAGACGGTTCCTGATTATCAGGTTTATCTACAAATGATTTTACTAAATCAGTAAATTCTTGTAAGTGATCTGGATTTGTTAAAATAGAAGATGGGGAATTATTATCCAATTCACCATCAGGAGCACAATATGCTTTTGCAACGCCACCATATTTTGGAGGTAAGGAAAGAGCACGTACTTGATAATCTTTTCGTGTTACTGCTCTGTTCTGTGACCCAAATGTAGCAAGTGCATTTTCTCTAATTTCTTCGATTGTTTCTGCTCCCTTACCACCTGTGGCAGGTGTCTCATTTTCAATTGCAATTGAACTCTTATATCGTCTATATAAAGATAACTCGGTTTCAGAAAAAATTGAGGTATCTTCATCATATTCTATTGAAATTATTCTTGTTAATTCACCCTTAGAAACATTACTTTGAACACCACCACCAACTAAATAAGTTACTGTAAATTCTTTGTTTATAGGAGGAGCTTGACCGTAGGTTTTTTGTTTAAGAAAATTTGCAGGGTCAAAAGAAGAATTTAATCTATCTATTGAGTTTGGTAAGCCTAAACCAACATTTTTAAAATTTGGTATTAAAGTCTCATCAGAAGTAACTTCACTACCTCCACCAAATACTACTGAAGTTGTATTGTCTGAATTAATTTGTTTTACAAATCTTTTTTGTGTTTTAATTAATTTTAAAATACTCGGAACTGAGTCTTTAAATTGATAAAGTTCTTTATCATTTTGTTCAGAATTTGGATAATCTACATACACCATTTCCTGAGCCAAGTATGGAACTTCATACCACTTGTTACCATCGGAATCTCTAACATCGGTTATATCAATAACATTTTTTTCAGGTAAATCAATTCTTGCAAAACTTTCTATATCAGAGAAAATTTTTCTAATTGTTTTCTGTGTTGCTGAAATTGCATTTACATATTTTTTAATAAGGTATGTTTGGGGTTCATTTCCGTCTTTTTGAAAAATAGTAATTTCTCGTTCATCGGGGTCATTAAAATCAACAGGTTCAGTTGTTCTAAATCTTACACCCGTATCTGAACCTTCTAATACCATCCCTTCCTTAATTCTAAAATAATATTTCGAATCGGGTCTGTTATCTTTTCCTAAACCAATACTTGGAACTAATTGATAAACTGCAACTTTACAAATTGCAGGTGATGTAATTTTTGGTTTATATCCTAAATACTGAGAAAGGGCTATAACATTATCTCTATCCTCCGCATATAACATTAAAGACTCTTTAAGAGTATCATCTATGTAATATGAAAGAACGTCACCAACATATGCTGCCATTTCAATAAAAAGCATGCCGGGTGATGATTCATTAAAATCAGAATATGTTTTAGGAAAATAAATTTTTGAATACTCAATTAAATTTTGCCTAAATGATGCAAAATCTTTTGCAAGATAATTTATATCTCTATTTTTATTACTTTTTTTCGTTATTGAATTTAATTCTGCCATTTATTTATCCACTTACCGTAAATGTTATTTCTTGTAAATCTATTTCGTTTCCAACTGTAAATTGAATTTTTAAATTTGCTTTATTTTCATCTTTCATTTGATCCGTTAATTCAACTTCAATTGATTCGATTGTTATATAAGGTAACCAAAAATTTACACTATCTGTTATAACCTGTTGGAGTCTTGTTTCAAATATACCATCTTCCATTTGTTCAAAAAGAAGATTTTGTAAACCAGAACCATACAAAGGTTGCATGACTCTTTCACCTTGTTGAGTTTGAAGTAAATTTAAAAGATTTGATTTGGCCTGATCAAATGAGGTAAAATTCTGCTCAAAATACCCATTCTGACCTCTTTGTAAAGGAAGTTTCAATCCATATGCAAAAGAATCAAAATCTTCTGTATCTTTAACAACTTTTTTACCAATTACATAAGCCATTATTTTTTAAACCTTTTTACTAACTCCGAATTATCTCTATTTAAAATTCTATCTAAACCAGCCAAGCCTGTTGTTACACCAAGACCATTTTTTCTTGAACTACCACCACTCAATCCCATTTGTTGTTCCATTTGTGCTCTCATATTTACACGAACTTGATTTGGGTCTTCTTGAAATTGTGGTTGAAAAGCGGTATTCATAGTTGGCCATTCTTCGTAACCAGTTTCTTCATTTAACATATTAGATTGTGAAAACTGATCTAACACAGAAGAATTACCCGCCAATCCATTACTTCTTTGTTGGTGAGTAAAGGGTTGGGTTTGAGCAAGAACCTCGTTTAAAACGGGATTTTTGGTAAGTTGTCTTCCTTTTAAGAATGATGGTGAAGTTGTTTTTTGTTCTACTCTATCTTCTTCTAAAACCATATTAGCCATTTCAAATGGATCATATACTTCTTCTTCTACCAAGTTTTTCTTTAATTTACTCGGTTTAATTTCTTTTAGAAGTTTGACCTGTTTAGAAACTTCTTCTTTAATTAAGTTCGGTAATTGTCTTTTTACTTCTTTTTCAACAATTAGTTTAATTACTTCTACTAATTTCTTATTATCCATAATAAATCATTTAATTTACTATAAATATATAAGATTTGTTTTATTAAATTAAGGAACGGTGTAACCCACCCAAGGTAAAACACCTGGAGCCGGTGGAGCCCCAGGAGGAGCGGGATAAATAGAAAGTGTATTGTATAATCCACTTATTGTTGTTAAATGAGTTTGAATAGTAGAAATTAAAACAGAAACAAATGGATTTACACTATCGGATGGAGCCTGAGGTGACGGAACTACCCATGTACCAGGATTTAAAACAGGATTTGAAACACTACTAACATTTGAAACAGCACCAATTGCGGGAATTATTGGTGGAGGTCCTGCTAAAAGTTGAGCTCCGGTCCAATAAGTAATAAATCCAGGACCCAAATTCTGAATTATTGGCGTTGGTGAAACTGTTACATTAAGTGTTGCTTTTAATACAGATTTTATATTACTTTCCATACCACTAACATTAGAAGTCATTATTGGTATAGAGTTAATTGTTTGAAATCCTGACTTAATTAGTGTATCGTATTCTCGTGTTAAAAAAGTTGCAAAATCATCCGAATCTTTTACATTTTCAGGTTTATTCAAATAATTTGTTAAATTTGCTTTAAATGCTGATATAGACATATCTACTCCGTGAAGTTTGTAGTAGACAACATAGTTTGTAAATCTTTTTTAATTTGATTAAGTTTTTGAACGTGAGGTGGAAGGGGACCAGGTGAAGTCGGCCCAGCGGGTGTGGCCCAAACCATTTTTAAAATTTCATCTATCAACTGTGTTAGTAATTTTTTTAAAGTTTCACCTCTTACTAATGGCTCATCTTCTGCCTCAATATTTAAAAATATTTTACCCGAAGTTCCCTGACCCAACAAATAAGTTGGATTATCATTCATCGTCATACGAAACTCACCGTTAAAATCTAACTCCGCTCCAGCTTTTCCATTATCTATTGAAAACTTACCGTCAGAAATAAAACCATAATTTCCCTTTGAAAAGAAAATCATTTCATCTGTTTTGGAAGAAAGAATTAATCTACCCGTGTTAATTAAAATTTGGTCTAAACCTTTAAATTCACTTGGAAATGATTCAAAAACTTTTGGAGTTGTTTCCATTTTTTGAGAACCATTATCATCTAATGTTCCAGGAGAAAGTTTAATTTCATAGTCACCTGATGTAATTGCTATAATTGAACCATCTTTATTTACGTCTTCTTCAATTAATTTTGATTTAGAACTTCCTTGTTCTATTTCTGAATTTTGTCTGTTTCTAATTAGTATTGTTGGAGAAAAGGAATTATCTGCATTATTATATCCACTAAATCTTATAGATTGACCAAATCGTGATTGTAATAATTTATCACCCTCATATAATTTAAGAGGATTAACTTGTTGCTCACTAAAATATTCACCGGGAATTTTTGGTTCATTCGCCGATGAACCACCCTGTGGTGACTTTGTTGAAGAACTTTGGCTATAAGTTGAACTTGAAGTGGTATCTTCTTTTTTATTAAAAAAATTTGTTGAATTAGTGTTACCTAAATTTAAATTGGAATTTGTTTTTCTTTTATAATATTTTCTATTTCCAATTTCTACTAAATCAACAGTTTCACCTCTCAAGGGAATACCCTCATCGGGGAATAGAGGGGGGTAACTAATTAAACTTGTGTCAGCGGTAAATGAATCATCTGCCTTTCTTACTATAACATAACCAACTATTGCCGTATTTTTAGACTCAGTTTCACTTCCTTCTAAATCATCGACATTTTCATTATTTTCATCTAAGATAACATCCCAAACTTTTGCAGAAAAATTATTTTCTTTTTTTGTTTTAAAGCTAGCACTTCTATCAGATTGTTGTAATCTTATTGACATTTTATTTTCCCAACTTTTGTTTTATTTCCTCAACCTCGTTTGTTAATTCATCAACTCTTTCTTCGTTTTCCTCTTTTACTTCAGACATGGTAATTTGGAGTTCATTCAATAATTGTTCTTTTTCTTTTTCAGACAAAAACCCCTCATCTCCTTCTGATTTGGCTTGTGACGAAATTAATCTTTGAGCAATTGCAGCCATTTTAATCAACGACTCATCATTTTTAACTGATGTATCTACCAAATCTTTTATAATTGGCCCGATGACTGCCATATCTCCTGCATGACGGATAACCTTTTTCATCTCCGCAATAAGTTCAGATATTCTTTGTTTTTTATTTTGTTGATTGTCGTAAATATCCTTAAAAAGACCACTTAAATCTTTTCCTGGAAATAATTCAAAATTTACACTCATAAAATTATTGTTTTTATTATATAAATATCCAAAACAAAAAAACCTCCGATTGGAGGTTTTTAAAATCAAACTACGTTCTTTTTTATTATGTAATTATGAACTACAAGTATATCCATTTCACAATTTAAAAAAGTTTTAATTGCCGTTTCTGGATCTAAAACCATCGTTTGGTCTTTTAAATTAAATGAAGTGTTTAAAACTATTGGATATCCATTATCAACATTTAATTGTTTAAGAAGTGCATACATTCTTCTATGTTGTTTCATATTTACAGTTTGTATTCGTGCACTACCATCTACGTGAGTTATTGCAGGTAAATAACTTCTATGTTCTTCTTTAACCTTTACAACTTGATTCATGTAAGGAACTGGAAACTTATAATCAAAATATTTTGTTAATTCTTCTTCTTTAACAATAGGTGCAAATGGACGGAATCCTTCACGTTTTTTTACAACTCTATTCAATCGTTGTTTCATTTGCGGGTCACGTGGATTTGCTAAAATTGAACGATTACCAAGAGCACGAGAACCAAATTCCATTCTACCTTCGAACCAACCAACAACATTTCCATCTGTTATTTCTTTACTTATAATTGGAATTATTTCACTATTATTTTTAAACTCATAATAGATGTAATCTTTATACTTTTCTAATATAGGTAATACCGTTTCATTAGACCAATACGGTCCTAAAAAAGGATTGACGTTTTCAGGTCTATCTTTAATACCCGACTCTGTGTAATAATAAAAAAGAGCAGCTCCAATTGCCGAACCAGCGTCAGATGGTGCAGGTGGAATCCATATATTTTTATAATTTGTTTTTTCTAAAATTTTACCATTTGCAGTTCCATTATAAACACATCCCCCGCTAAGGCAAAGATTATGTGTTGGATTATTAACATATAATTTATTTAGTAGTCTAAAAAAGTAGTGCTCATATTCATGTTGAAGAGTTGCAGCTAAATCTTTGTGATCTTGTGTAATCGGGTCTTCTGGTAATCTATTTGAAATTCCTAAAACATCAATTAATTTTTGATTAAACATATTCTCATCAGACCAATCATACGTAAAATACTTCATATTAATTTTAAAACCACCGTCATCTGTTGGTGTAATTAACTTTGAAAATTTAGAAAGATATTTTTTATAATCACCATAAGGTGCAAGTCCCATAACTTTATATTCACCTTCATTTGGTTTAAAACCCAAAAATGCGGTAATTGTTGAATATAACATACCCAACGAATGGGGAAATTTAATTGATTCAATTTTACTTATTACATTCGATTCTGCATAAAATAAAGCAGTGGTATCCCATTCACCCACACCATCTACTGAAAGAATTGCTGACTTTTCAAAAGGTGATGTGTAATATGCATATGCAGCGTGAGAGTGATGATGACTTCCATAAACAATTTTAACATCATCGCGTGTTATATCAGTCATCAATTTTTGATGTTCTGATATTTGATTTTTATTTCTTGAATATATTGAATTTCTTTTAAATAAATTTTTAAACCCACCCCTTTGTAATGACTTTTCGATTCTATCAAGTTTTTCAAATGGATTTTCATAGAAACAAATGGCATAGATATCAGAACCAGTTATTGAATTATTATTTAATAACCAATTAATTGAATTAGAAGGAAATGAAGAGTCATGTTTTATTCCTGTAAATCGTTCTTCTTCTACTGCTCCTAAAACTATTCCATTTTTAATTAATGCTGCTGCTGAATCATGATAACCAGCAGAAATTCCAAGTATATATTTATCAATCATAACCTAAATAATCTTCACTGTCAAAATAATCATCATCAAAAGAATTACTTCCACTCCAAAAAATGTTTTTACCATTTTTTATATCACCATACTCTAAATATTGATTTAATAGTATTTTTTGATGTTCTTTCATTACATTTACAACTTTGGTAATATAATGAGTTTTACAATCAGTCATTTCTCTGATTAAAAGATATAAATGTTTTTTATTAAAGTTTTCAATATAATCAGACCTTCTGAATAACTCTAATACTGCGTCCGCTATTTGAATATCCCTTTTTTTTGAAAAAACATGGGTCAAATTTCTATCCCAATATTCTAACATTAAATCTTTGAATTCCTTAAACTCTGTTGCCTCCTCTTCTTCATAAAAATCATTTTCAGGATTCCAAGTTGAGGGCATTTCAGAGATAAGAGCGTTTTTCTTCCACCTTTTATAATTTCCATTGTTTTTAAGAATCAAGTGATTTTTTGCAACAATAGTAAAATATGAAAAAGCTCGACCTTTTCCTTCTTTATACATATGGAGTTTTTCAACCATTGTTGAAACAACTTCAACTTGTATATCTTCCTTTGAAACATCAAAATATTGAAACTTAAACGTATTAATTACGTTTTCTGCAAGTTTTTCAAAAGGATATTTAATCCTTTCTTGATATATTTTTGAACGTTTGTATGGGTCTTTTGTTTTATTATACTCTATAATCGCTTGTTGTGCTTCACTTCCAAAATAAACTTTTGATTTTTTCTTTCTTTGTTTTATCATATAATATTTTTAAGATTTTCTATAATATCTTTAATTTCTTTAAAAGATGATCCAACTTCATCATCGGATTCAAAAGAACCACGTAAGTCTGCATTCTGCATATCTTCGTAGGCCTTTTCAATTTTAATTTGAATGTCTTCAAGTGTTTCTATAAGAGTATCCTCTAATTGTTCGTTCTGCAAAAGTAAATTTCGAACAATAAATAAAAGAGTAAGGGTAGAGAGAGTTAGTATTACTGTAATTATTTCAAGTATCATTATGGTGCTATTTCTAAGTGATTATTTACTTTATTCCAATATTTATCAGTTGATTTTTTTTGAAGTCCATTAGGACCACCATTCCATGTTCTTGCAATTGCTTCATAGTCATCAAACCCACCATGATAGTAATCAACAAATATTAAAAACATTTCAACCGATTTTTCTTCATCATATCTGTCTGAATACGTATATCGTTTTGGTTTACCTTGAAGTCTCAAAATTCTATTTACATCGTCAACCATTACTGGTCTAATCTGTAAAATCCCAATAGATGGCCCTCCTTTTAAATGAGTATCACCAACTGCTCTTGGATTTCCATTTGATTCAACTTCAATTAATGCGTTTAACAAGTCTTTATAATATTCATCAGTTTGTGATTCATCTAAAATTTCAAAATTTTCTAAATCTTCATCAATTTTTATATCATAACTTAAAATTAATCTTGAGGTGGTAAATACTGCAATAAATAAAAAAATAATACTATATATAAGTTTTTTATTATTCATAGAATTTCTCCGTTTGAATAAATTAAAAAAATAAAAAATATAGAATCAGGCCTCGCCTGGCTTTCCAAAATACGGAATAAATGGTATTTTTTCCGCGGTTTCTACATTTTTTATCATAACATCAACTTTTTCACGCATAAAATTTACATTAACTTTAACTCTTTCTTGAAGGTCTTCTTTTGAAATAATACCATAATCAACTATAACTTCACATAAAGTTTGATTGATTATTTCTTGTTCAAGAATCCTATTTAAGAGTTTTTCTATTATTTGGGTTGATATTGAGTTCATTTAGTAATTGTCTAATTGTCTCCGGCTCATCATCTCCATAAATTAAATCACCAAAGGCTTTTTTGATTGAATTGTTTGTATACCCCAAAGATGATGCCAATCTCACACACATAACTTTATATTCCTGAATATTCATATCATCAGGAACTGTGAATTCTATTTTTGAAGCTTCACGATTGTGTTCTTCATTTAAAATAAATATAAGTTTTGCCATATTTAATACTTTTTAAAGGATTTCAACAAATGGTGAGTTAAATTCACCCTTGCTATTACGAACAAATTTATATTTAACGAACTCGGTTGACCCGTCTTCTAATCTAACCATAACTCGTTCATTTCTTTTGGGAGTGGTTGATTTGTATGTTCTGTTATATCTTCTTTCAATATCTGTAATTAGAATACCATTTAAGTGGTCTAATTCGTGTTGAGCAACCACACACTCTAACATTCCCTCATCATTCCAAAAATCTTCAGGTGTTTCCCAATTTTCTTTATCAGGTGAAAATAATACAGTTCCCAAATTGTCACATTCTACTGTAAATGTTTTATATCTGATAGTATTAACAGGACTTCTCATTGTTCTTGGGATAGAAAGACAAGATTCTCTATATACAACACTTTCCTGACTCGTTTCAACTATCCTTGGATTGATTAAAACCAGAGGTTCTTTAACATTTATAATACAAGCACGGTATGGCAATCCAAGTTGATTTGCAGACATTCCAATTCCACCAAATCGCCTCAAACTCTTTTCTAATGTATTTGAAATGTTGTCAATTTGTTCTTGTGTAAATTGAGATTGATTTACTTCTCTTCGGAGAGATTCTTTGTTTTTGTTTAATTTCATAAAATAATTTTTGATATTTTAGTTAAGTATATTATAATATAAACATTTATTTTTTAAATGTCAAGTTGCTGAATTGGAATATTTTTCCAACAACCAAGATGATGATTGAATCTTATCACCAAGTCCCCAAACAAGATCAATACCCAATGACCTACAAGTTTCAGTTTCAACATTATCAGTTGGTAATCTGTCTCCTCCGTTTCCAAAGGCCAGATCACCGATTTTATATTCACCATATAATCTTTTATATCTGTTTATTGAATGGTCTATAAAATCAATTGCCGTAGTGTCATCAGGTATTCTTGGATTCATTACATAAACATGGTCAACACATTTTAAATTTTCTATGATAAATTTCCGTTCTTCACTATCCATAAAAAATTTACCTTTTTTGTTTTTTAGCCAGAAATCTGAGTTTAACCCGACCCATAATTCATCTGCCAATTCTTTTCCACGATTAAGGGCTTCAATATGTCCTTTATGAACAGGATCAAATCCCCCACTTATCAACATAACTTTATATTTTTTTTTCATTTTCCTTTTCCTTATATTCTAACCATTCCATATAACCCATGTCGGGTAAATCCATAATTTTTTTCTCACTTTTTTTTTGTAAGAAATCTATTTCTTGTTGCAATTTTTGTATTTTTTCTTTATCTTCTTGTGTTTGATGTTCCTTCATTTTAATGTATAATATTTCTTTATATAAATTTTCCATTAAATACCTCTTTTAATATATTGATTTGTATATTTTGTCGGTGAAAACAAATCAATTAAATTTCTTGTAATATTTTGACCTATTTTAAAATCACCACAAGTAAAAACATCAAGTGCGGCATACTCACTTTCTGGCCAAGTGTGGATGCTAACATGAGATTCTGCAATTAAAATAATACCCGAAACTCCTTGTGGTGAAAATTTATGAAAGTTATCATTAATATAAGTTGCCCCACTTTCTCTAACACAACTTACCATTCCTTCTTGAATATATTCTAAATTATCCAAAATTTTAGAATTTACTCCATTTAACTCTAACAAAAAATGATGTGAAATTGTTTCCAATTCATAGCCTTTCTCCTATAATAAGTTTTAATTTGATAATGGTATCTTTATTGACGGGTGAGATTGATAGTTTTGAATTTGGTAATCAAACTCACCATTTAAAATATCTACATTAGATACTTTTACGGTAGGTAACTCAAAAGGTACTCTACCTAACTGATCCATAACTCCTTCAACTTGATTAACGTAAATATGAACATCACCTAAATTACAAATCAATTCATCAGGAATCATGTTCACTTCTTTACCTAAAAGTTCCAAAAGCATACCATAGGATGCAAGATTGAATGGAAGTCCAAGAGGAACATCATTACTTCTCATATTGAACATTAGAGATATTGCTCTTTGAGGTATATTTTGTTTATCACACATTTCATCATTTACTACTTCACCCAACTCAAAATTACCTAATCTCATTCTTTCTTGTATAGAAAGTTCTCTCGTGTATACTTGAAAGCCGTAATGGCAAGGTGGTAAAGTCATATAGGGAAGGTCATTTACATTCCATGCACTGACCACCAATCTTCTACTATCTGGATTTGTTTTTAATTGTTCTATTAGATTTTTGATTTGGTCTATTCCATTCCAATCTCTCCATTGCTTACCATAGATAGGGCCTAAATATCCCCACTCATCATTAAAAGCATCGTCTGTTTTAATTCTTTCAATAAACTCTTTCATAGTATTGGGGAGTTTATATTCATCTTGATAAGACGTTCTTAAAGTAGAAGTTGCATCCAAATAATACTTAAAGGCATCACCATTCCAGATATTACAACCATTTTCGTTGAGATAACGAACATCTGTTCTTCCTTTCAGAAACCATTTTAGTTCAGCCATCACAGAACCGATGGCCATTTTCTTTGTAGTAAGAAGTGGGAATCCTTCAGCCATCTGATGTCTTATTTGGTAACCAAAAATAGAAAGTGTTTTTCCATTTCTAGTTTCTTTTTCTACTCCATTATCTAAAATATCTTGTAGTAGATTTTGATATTGTAAATCTAAATTATTCATAATTTTATTTCTTCTAATCTTAGTATTTCTTCTTTTATCTTTATATTATAAGGATTCCAAGTGATATTGTCAAGCAACCATTTACGGTAATATGGTGGAATTGAACGGACTGGTTTTCCTTTATACTTACCGAAAGTCATATATACTTTTTCCTCATCACCGTCTTCATTAACTTTCTTGGTAATATCAATACCACCCTCTAAATGAAAACCGATTTCGTGAATTGGAATACCTGTAATTTGTTTTTTATTCTCACCATAAAGTTCCCAATTTTCGTCATCGTCTTCTTTGTAATAAAGGTCTTCTACTTTACCGAACCTGTCTAATGAACCAACAAAATCAACCACTAAACAATTTTCTTTGTCGGGGTGGATACGAGTTCCTCTACCGACAAACTGATACCACCACGAGATTGAGGCAGTGGGTCTTCCTGTAATTAAACAATCCAATTCAGGGTAGTCAAACCCAACAGTTAAAACATTTACTTGAACTACTACCCGTAATTGTCGGTTCTTAAACTCGGTAATTATTCGGTCTCGTTCAGGTTTTGGTGTGTCACCTGTTACTACTGCGGCATTGGGTATTCGTTTAGCTAATTTAGTTGCCTGTTCTATCGTTGGAACGGCAATGAGTATAGACTTTCTATCTTGTAATTCAGCACACTTCTTAACAATTTTGTTTTCAATATTTTGATTTTCGTACGCCTTTTCAATAGATTTGTTTGTATATTCAGCCCCACTTGAATTAAAAACCAACTCACCTGTGTTAAAATTATATGATTGGTAAACAAGTGGAGTCCAAAATCCATTCTCAACCATCTCGTTAATTTGTGAAGCATAAAGAATGTGTTTAAAAAATACACCATGCTTTGAACGGTTAGTTAGCATCACCAACTTTGAATATGGACCAGTTTCTCCCATATTCGTTTGTAGTTTAAGTGGAGTTGCGGTAAGACCAAGGACATGAGTTGCTTTCATTCCTTCCACAAATCTTCGTAACATACCACTTTTTTCACGTGGGTATCTGTCACACTCGTCTATAATAACTTTTGTGAAACCAAGTGACCGAAACTGATGGGAAATGTTGATAATAGAACCAATAGTTGCATAAGTCACATCACCGATTTCCTTTTCTCCCATAGACGCGGAATAAATACTTGCTTCACCACCTAAATTAATAAACTTGTTATAATTTTGTTCTAACAATTCTTTTGATGGTTGTAAAACTAAAACCTTTTCACCAATGCCCTTTGCAATATGAGCAATAACAATAGACTTACCAAATGCAGTTGGAGCTACAATAATACTTGGTTTCATCTTCGGTGTTTTAAAAAACTCGACACCTATTGCAACTGGTATTTCTTGGTTAGGTCTGAGTTTCATTATGGTATAAGAATATTTTGTTTTGTCTTTTGAATATCATTATCTACATCATTTCTTACTCTTTGTAAATATTTTATTCTTTTTTTGTTTGACACAAACGGAACCGACCAAAATTGACGAGTTTTTGTCCTAAACCAACCAAATACAAAAGAATATACACCCATTTCTAATCTTAATCTTACTGAATTAACATAAAGAGTTAAAACAGGAAGTGCTGGTGCACCATGAGTTAAATAAGTTCTTACTTTTTTATCTTTTAGTAATGGAACTGGAAATCCGTAAGTTTTTGTAATAGGTTGAAACTTATATGCAAAGTTTGGTGTAAATACCTGATCAAAAAATCCCTCTAATAGTGGAGTTGTTCTAAACCACCATACAGGAGATATAAAATAAATTCGGTGACTTTCTTTTACTAATCGTTGATACTCTTTTACTTGTTCTTGATTTTTATACCAACGAGAGGGTGAGAACTTTTCTTCGTATAAGTCGATTACGTGATATTCCTCGCCCCAATACTCCAATCGTTTAATGATAGTTTGAAGGATACCATTATAACAAAAGGAATTTTTATCAGGGTGGCCTATGACTATTAAATTTTTCATTTCATCGGTGATTTGTTTGTTCCCATTTTGGAAGAAAAATCTTTAAGAATGTGAATTAACATTCCAATTACCAACCAAAAACTTGCGTAAGGTATTAATTCTATAATATCTAATACCAATATCCAAAATACATCTATTTGTGAGTTTATCATATAAGTTTTTTTGTAGTTATAATTTTATCAATATTTTTAAAAAAATAATCAAATTGAATATCATTCATTGTTTTTAAGTCTTTAAAAATACCAACATATTGACGTTGTTTTATTCTTTTAATTGCCTTTTTTAAACTTTTTGATAAAATATTATCTATTTCTAACTGATACAATTCGTTATTAATTTTTTTAAAATTATCTAATTCTCTAACGTGAACCGTATTATTATCTTTTTTTGTAATTATCTTTTGAAAAAAACGAGTTAATAAAATATTATTAAATACAAAACTATTATTTACAAATTTTAAACCATAACAAGTTTCAAAAACATTATAATTTACATGAAATATATCTATAAATAAATTATTTTTAATACCCAAAATAAATGCAGTTTTTAATATATTTTTTATTTCACAATAATTTAAATCTTTATTTGAAGAAATGATAATATCAACATCTTTTGTTGGTATCTTTGAAATTCCATAAATTTGTTCTGCAAAATTACCACAAAATAAAAGATTATAATTAGTTAAATCACATTTAGATAAAAATTCTTCTCTCCATATAAAAAAACTACTTTCGGTTGGAATATTAATTTTTTGAGTATTAACTTCTATATCTTCAAATATTTGAATCATTTAATATTAATAGCTTTCTACTGTTAATAACCCACTATAATGTTCTACATTTTCTAAACCCAAAAAGGGTAAAATAGCCAATTCTTTCATTTTACTCTCAACCATTATATCTATATGGTTTCCATAAGTATTAGGTAATTTAGTAATGTAATCTGAATGGGCTTGTGGTTTAAGTTTGTAATTGTTTTCGTGTAATGATTTACTTTCTGAATAATGAACGACAGGTGTAATCCCTTTTGGCCAAGTTGAAATTGCTAATTTAAGTGCTTCTTGTTCGCTAAGACCACCCGTACAAAATTGATGGTGATGGTAATCAAAAACGATTGGTATACCGATTTTTTTGTGGATATACATTAAGTCTTTGACTGAATACATACTTTCCTTATCATCGTTTTCAACAGTTAGTCTTGATTGGACTGTTGGTGATAGTCTTTTAAAGTTTTCACAAAATCTATCCATGGCAGATTTTTTATCACCATACACACCATTACAATGAATATTTATTTTGTTATATGGTGTTTGACTTAATCCCATTTCGTCAAATATTTTACCATGGATTTCCAAATCAATAATAGTGTTTCTAACTACTGACTCTTTTGGAGATGTTAAAACGTTAAAAGGACCGGGATGACAAGTAATACGAATATTATTTTCTTTTGCAAAGTTACCTGTGTCTTTGAGGGACTTGGATATATCATCGTAGTGAGGTAGGTTTTCCATTTTATACTCAGATAACCAAGGAAACATTTCACTTGATAGTCTGAATAACTTAATACCGTTGTCGTTATTCCACTTAACAATTCGATACAAGTCACGGACATTGTTAAGTGATAATTCGGATGCATAATCAATACCTTTTTCTTTAAAGGTTTTTTTAATCATACTTCTGTTAGTAGTAACTCCCTCAAAACGAAGAGACATATTGATACAGGCGTATCCTAAATTCATTTATTTGCAGTTTGTTGAAAATTATATAACTACAATATACAAAATAATTTATTAAAAGTCAAATTTAATATGTTTTACTTTCAAAATCAGTTGGATAATTTGTTTTTATTTCTTTAAGAGCTCTTTGAGAACCTCCCTGAAATTTTAACCAATAATCAATTGCCTTTCTGTCATTTATCCAACGATCTTTTTTATTCCAATCAAACCATGGGTGCATATAGTATGGGTTTCCATTATATGGTGTTTTCCACCCACCTTCTTCATACCACTTTCTTCTTTCTTCTTCACTCACGATACCATCTTTATCATAGTCCGCTTCATCAAATTCTTGTTTCATATCATTTAAATCAGGTTCATCCTGACTTTCTTCATAAGAAACATCATTATTCACCTCATAATCAAATAATAAGTTTTCTTTCTCAAACTTTTCGATTGTGTCATTATACAATCCACTCTTTTCATCATTATAAAGTTGGTAATGTTTATCATCTAATTTTTTCTTATCTTCTTCACCTTTATCTACTTTGAGTGCAGTATTAAATGCAATAACAAGGGTTACGGCCAATGGATCAAATACAAAAACAATTAGGAGAGCAAAGAAATTAATAATTGTACTCATGGGCAATCCGCTTACTTCTGCCATAAATTTTAGAGGGCCAACTTCGCCTGCTACTTCTGAACTTTGTTGAATAGAAAGTATTTCCAAATCTAAATCGGTGACCTGTTGTGTTAAATCTTCTATTCTTTTTGAAACCACATCTCTTTGTTGTTTTGAATCATTTAGTTGATTTTCTAACGTTCTTCGAGTTGCAGAAGAGGTTGTTGTAATTAATTGTCCTGATTCATCTCTATATTGAATAACGTTATTTGATAACCCCTTTGTTAGTTCATTTATAGAATTTGAAAGATTTTGTCTTTCTAAAACAAATCCATTTAATTGTTCTTGTAATCTTTCTTTTCGTAAATCTACTACTTGAACTTGTTTGTCTATTACAGATAATTCATCTGCGGTTGTTTGATAGGCGGAGGTTAAAAATCCATATATACCCAAAGATGTAATAAATATTAAAACAACAACACCTATTACCAAGTATGTTCGTAGAAAGACATTTATTTTATCCCAATATGCATAAAGAAAAGAAGCTGCTATCAACTTACCGAATTCCAATGACCCGGCCATCAACATCACAGCAAGACTTGCCCCTGCAAATAACTTTGAGAGTCCTGTAACTGAAAAGAATGCCGCTGCAATAGCAATTAGGAGTGCGGAAACTCCTAAAAGAAAAGTTCTTAATTTCATTACGAAATATCTACGAGTTCCTGTATCTTCTGTAACCCGTTAATAATTTCTTTTAAATATTGTTGTGCTTCTTGAGGATTGGCCTGTTTAGTACCATCAATCATTTTGTTAATCAACGTTACTCTACTTTCACAAGCTTCAATTAAACTTCCAATTTTTTCTTTATAAGGTTGTTTCATATTTGATATAGTTTTAATTGTATTAATAAATATTAAGATATAAAAAAAGGGGTGATTTTATCCAAACCACCCCTTTTAACGTCAAGTATTATTATGAGAGTTTAATTCTCTTGGCTTTTCGTTCTTCTTTTTTATCAACTGTAAGTGTTAAAAGACCGTTGTTGAAGGCTGCCTTTGTTGTTGTTCCATCATATTCTTCACCAAGTTTAAATGAAAAATCAAGGTCATTTACAAAAGCCGATGAACCCTCGGGTTTAATTGAACTAACATGAATATGTGTATCAGTCACATCAAGATTAATATTTGATTTATCATGACCGACAGCATTTACATTAATTTCAAGTAACCCATCTTTGTTAATTCTTGATTCATAAACCGCATTTTTGTAATAATATTTATTAAGATTATCAAATCTTAATCTACTTGGTGTATATAAAATATCATCCAAAAGTGCGTCAAATGAAGTAATGTTTGTCATATTTTTTATCTCCTGTTAAGGTTATTTGGTTATTTGTTTTATAGTATTTAAACAATTATCATACCAACTTTTATTTGTCACAAATATTTACTAAATTTGTGACAAAATTTCAGTATTAATATTTTTGTATGACAGAATGTCATTCTTCTATCTGTCTTTTTGTCAGAACTCTGTATAATAATTCTAATTCTTCTTCGGTTTTACAGACACCAAGACCAACATAGTCTGCTAATTCAACCAAAAATTGCCCTTTATCAACTCCCATTTGTTTCCATTCATCCTCAATAGAAGAAATTAAAAGAGGTGCATTTGGATCTGGATTGTCTTTTGGAATTGGAAGTATAAAATAAACATATTCATCATCGTCATCTTTTTCTTCTATTTTCTCCCAACCCTGTCTTTTAAATGTTTCTTCGGTTATGGAAGTTTCGGAAATAAAATACAATTCATCGTTATACTTCATTCTAATACAAATTTAATTGTTTTTGTTATTTGTGTTTCGGTGATTCTTGAAGTTATAATTAAGGTATCACCTTTCATAGAATAAATTGGAGCAATTGTAACAAAAACTTCACCATTATCATTTG